ACTCAGCATCTTGGTCTCTTTGGAGAGCCGTTTCTGCGCCGTGTAATACTTTGCTTTATTACCAGGTTCTCTTAAATTATTCAGAAAACCCTCACCCAAGTACATTTTCTCTTTCCAGCAGGCTGGTTTCGCTTCATGGGTCGCAACGCCTAACGGAGCGACTCTTGGAGCCTTGGAATCAGGAGCAACAAAGGGAGTGAGTCCTCTATTACCAATCTGGCTTTCCCAGTCTATAACATCTGAATCCCACTGGTCACTACCAAACAGATTTGTAAGCACCATACTTGGAGGTGACATAAATCGTTCAATCAGTTTGGTTAATCTCTTTAACCTGAGATCAGGTATATCAGCATGAGTTTGCGGCATTTAACTTCACCTCCTTTATTTCATAATCATAAATTTACCATCCGAAGAACTACCAAGATCGGTGGCAACATCTGAGTTATAGCCGAGCAAGCTGGCTTGATACAAAACAGCGTGACTCAGCACCAAAGTACCCTGGGCACCTTTCGAGTTTTCCCCGATACCGGTATCCACAGAACTTAAAAGAATCCCCATTGCTAATGTAAATGGATCACTGGTAGTTGTTTGAATAGCAACACCAGAACCCTTAGCAACTGTGCATACAGCACAATTATTTGTAACTGTGATTATAGCGACATGGGAATATGTGGTTCGATCAATTGCCGTGATGGCGCCAAGGTCAGTCTTTGTGCCATCGGTATCAGTACCAAAAAGATGGTCACCAACAGCAAATCGATAACTGTCCTCAAGAGTAACACTAAAAGTCTTCTGGACAGCCTGGTCCTCAGCGGTATATGTAATTCCAGGCCAAGCGGCTTGTAATCCTGCACCTGGCCAACTTCCACCTTCAGCCGCATATGGAACATAGTAACCAGCACGACTTGTACTTTCCGAAACCATACCCATTACAGTTCCACCCTTTATAACTCCATATCCACCCGGAAGTGAGATAGGTTTCGTCAAAGCATCATTCTGATCTGAATAGAATATGCGTTTGTAATCTTCCTGCCCACCCCTAACCATATACGGAGTATCCCCATATACAGCCATATTAAGCAAATGTATCAGATTCATATAAAATTCACCTCCCTTTATTCTTCTTTAAAGTCCCCAGTGTGCTTGAGCATTTGCTCAACAGCAGCATCATCCTCATCATCCAGCTTCTTTTCTGCGAGCTTTGCTGGATCTTCTTCTTCCCGAGACGAAGCACCAAACCCAAGAACGGTATTAGTTGCTCCGATTTCCTCGAAATCTTTGATCTCGTCATCAACACGCTCTGCAAAAGCTTTGGTATCCAAGCGATCATCTTTCACAAACTTATTATGATTGATGAGCCTTCGAATCTTGTCATAAAGTCTTTCCGAAATATCCGTAGCCGCCAGCTTAACGCTTACGATATGATCGGCTTCAGATTTGAGTTCCTTCTCAGACCTTATGATATCCTTCTTTTCAAGCTGGTCGAGCCTTTCCTCCTTTTCTTCGTTCTCGGTAGAAAGCTGGGTAATCTTCTCGTTCAGCCCCTCCTTCTCCTGATCGAATTTGGTGGTAAGGTCGTCCGTAATCTGCTGAGTCAATTTACCAGTCAGATCAGAATACTTCTCTTGCAGTTCTTCTACTGTTTTCGGCATTTCTTTCACCTCCTTCTCTTTTGTTAATGTTATTGAATCAGTCGTATAACTTAATGTTTCTACATCACCTCCTATTTCCTCGAATTCGAGTTCAGTTTTTTCATCTTTTGAAAACGCCGATGATAAAGTCTTGGAATCCCATCCAAACACACAGACCGACGCTTCTTTGAATTCACACTTTCTCCAAATAGTTGCTGGACCTTTCATCGAAAATCCATTAACTTTAGCTTTCTCACCATCACTAATACGTTCAACTGCGGATGGTTTTGCATACATAGACGCTTGAAATGGAAAACCTACTGAGGATTCCTTCTGAAAACGAACACTCTCCTCATTTTCAAGAAATTTGGTTTTGTTTGGATCAAGAGAGATTCCATTTTCATCGACAATGGGCTTTCCAGTAAAAGCTATTCTCCTATCTGTATCATGATTTTCAAGAACAGGATATTTACTCATACCAAATTTTATTCCCTCAAGATCGATAGCAAGGTCTCCCCACCAAAAATGATCCTTAATAACCCCACCAGAATAAACATTCATCTTTAGTTTTTTCTTGCCATCCTCTCCTTCAGCAAAAGCATGACAACCTTCCCCTGTCTGAACAAGTCTCAATGCACCATTTGGAACTTCTACTTTTTTAGGCATTTTGGTTTCCTCATTCTTTCTTCACTGGCTTAACTGGTTTCTTCTTAGTAGTACCCGATGCTCCTTGGCCTTTTGTTATATTCTCACCTTCTAAAGTCTCTTGCAACGCCTCAGCATCCATCGTATAAATAAGTGGAGGATACCGATCCTCTTCAGTCGCTTTTCTAAGACGATCTCTCCCATATCCACCAAAACCCAAAGCAGTAGCAATCGATTTATTTGGAACACCAAGCGTATCACTGATTGGACCATGCTTGACTCCTAACAAACCTTTCGCTCTCGAATCAAAAGCAATTATTTCAGAAGTCGGATAAGATATATCAATCACTTGTTCAGGTCGTTTCTTTACATTCTCAAATACAGGTTCAGGTTCCGCATCTTCCCCAGTACCTTTTTTAAATCCGACTGCTTCTCGAACCTTAACAAACTCTCGAAAGAATCCCATAGAGTATTTTAAAAAGAAGACGCTACCCCAAAAATCATGCTTGGCAAATCGATCAAAATAAGCTATTTCATCGGATATTCTATCAGACATAGGACCCCTTGAAGCCTTGATAGAAGCATGTGTTCCTTTAGCAACTCCTGTCGTTACGTCTTCTGGCTCATTCAAACCACTGATAGCCATCTGCATAATATCTGTATCTTGATCTCGTATAGAAGCAAGTTGTGGATTCACACATTCAAGAGTTACACCCGGTGGTAATACAAGAGAGCTACCTGGAGTTTTCTTTGCAGCTATACCTGTTTTCTTTCTTTCATCATCTGTCATTGAAAGCCACAACCTAAAGTCCTTAGGACTCTCAATTTGAAACACCCATAGATAAGCACCAGAGGATTTCTTATGGTCTATCTCGTACTTCTTCAACATCTCATAGTAATTGAGCCATTGTATAGTTGTTTTGAGGTAAGAAGTAGCTCTGCGGGTGATAAACCCTTTATCCCAAGAAATGATAAAACGGTAGTATCCTTTGAATTTATTGAAGGCTTTTGCCCTGGAACGTGATCTTTTCTGATATTTTAGCTTAAAATCATCATGTTTTCGGGCAACCGACAATAATTCGGGATATCTGGCGATAAAAATACTCGGAATTTGATCATAATCACTATTTAAGTTGCCATTCTTCGAAACGTTGTAAAAAAGCGGCATAGTTGTCTTATCCGGGTGAAAAATGATACCTGTATCATCATCTCCGTCCTGATCGATATTAGCAGGGTCAACAAAGTCAACTTCGATAAATCCAGTTCTATAATGACAAGTGAGACATATAAACAACTCACCTTCAACATTCGATCTACCTACATACTTAGGCCAATAATTGTAAAGACGGTTCCTCGGGTCGAGTTCAATCTCCTCAATAACTTCTTGAACCTCTTTAACCTCGGAAGTAGTTTCGAATCCTTTCCCTGCGATTCTACCCTGTAAGCCTCTTACTGAAGTATTAATCTGTGGGTTTCGATGGAATTTGTTCCAACATTCATCCTGAAGTTGTTTTCGGGTGTCGGGAGTTTCTTCTTTCTCTGTCGAGGAAGGATATATTGGTTTGCCATCAACTGTTTCTTCATAACCTTGATCAGTTGGCTCAAACTGCCAAGGTGCTGTAAATTGAATAGCAGAAAGTTGTTCGTCAGATAGTTCTCCAATAATATCCTTAAATGATTTCATATAATCTCCATGGAGCAATTACTATACCGGTACATTATTCTATAATGATTGTCAAGTAAAAAATGAAACTTTAATATTTACCTAAAGCGGCGGGACCTGCATAAATCGTGCCAAAGTTAAGTATATTATGCCTTAGACGAAAATCATCTACTCCCAAATCTCTTCCTCCATATAAACCCCAACCTATAGAATATATACAATCGTCTTGAATTCCATACTTTTCCGTCTTCTCAGGACTCCCGAACCATCTTGTGTCGGGGTCGTGATCAAAGACAGTCATTTCCTCTCTGAGGATATCATCTGTCTTTGAACCTTGAACAGGTACTCCAGGACATTTGAATCTTCCTTCATTCATGACGGTATAGAATTCCTTGAAGCAAGCTCTCTGCCTATCATAGTTAGGAAAGATCGGTTCGAAAGGAATATCTCTGTC